GTTTTAGCATTGGTATAAATGGTTCTCATAACTTCGCGGTTGATCTCAGCCAAAATTTCGTTTGACAGAATGTTTGACAGTTCTGTTTCAGCATCCAACCCGTGAACGGCTTTAAGATCCTGTGCCAATTCCATTGTGTACTCAGCTTTGAGTGCACGTGACTTAGCAGTAACAGTTACTTTGTCAATTGCGAATGCCATTTCACCGATAGTCACATCAGCTTCTTGTGTCGCTGTTACAGTACCAGTACCAGTAGTCATACTAGAATCTGCTGGGTTAGTGTTAGCAGAATGTGTTCCACTACCAGAAAAGGATGTGTCGGCTTCAACAGAGTCTGCGGCCTGTACACCAGCCTGAGATGTGATGTGAGATTTCATTGCAAAGATCAATCCGGTAGGACCAGTCATTGGTTGAACTCCACAAACATCATAAGCGATGAGATTTGGCATGGCTCTACGAACCAATGAAATCAAAACAGGATCAACACCGTCAATATTACCGCCGGTCTTGTTTGCGTGTGCTGCTTCTGAGATATTACCAAAAACACCACTGCCTTGGCTGGCTTGTTCTCGCATTGCTTTCTCTTGGTTTTCCAAAAGAACAGCTGTTACCGCTTTCCGATAGTTATCTTTAATCGGTGGCAGATCATCATGCGTAAGAACTGGACCCCACTTTTTTTGAAGGTCTTCAGATAAATACATATTTGTCTCCTAAAGGTTATAAAATTAAAAATTATTATGAATTATAGCGTTTTATCGCTGAGGTATAATGTTCCATGTTTTCATTAAGTTTTTCTTCCGGTTGATCTTCAAGAACTTCAATTGTTTCATCCGTTTCTGTGATCTCTGAAATAGCAGTATCAGATTTAGGAAAATAGCTTTCTTTTAATACATTCAATTTTTCAATGTATTGCTCTGTGTTTTCATATTCGATGCCTTCAGCTAATTTAGAAATCTTTTCTGTTTCTGTATCAGCCAACTCTTTGGTTGCTTCTTTAAGGGCATCATCTTTTTTGAACTGAGCCAATTCTTTTTGGAGTTCTACTCCACGATTCATCTCTTCATCCAAAGAGGTTTCAAGATCTTCAACTTTTGTGAATAAGTCGTCAACCATGTCCACTTTCTCTTCAGGAATGTCGATGTAATGTTCTGAGAAAAGAGTTCTTAATCCAGACATGAAATCTTCAACCAATTCGGAACGAATTCCTTTTTCGATTGCCAATTCATTTTCCTTCATCCACTCTTCTACGACATAAGTAAGATAACCGTCAACTTTTTCTGACATGTCTTTTTTGAAGTCTGCACCAGATTTATCTTGGTCTTCTTTTAATTGAGCTTCAATTTCATTTGCTTTTTTGTTAACTTCTTCTAAAACTTTTGATTGTACAGCAGCTTCGAAAATAGTAGAGGCTTTTTGTTTAAATTCCTCTGTTAGACCATCTTCTCCTTGTATAAGTGCCTCAACATCATCTTTTACATCAATGTTAAGATCTTCTGCTGTAATTGCCGCTTTAGTACGTTTTGATTCAACTTCTTCTTCAACTGAATCTTCTTTAACGATGTCAGTAGCTTTAAGAATAGTTTCGTACTGTGCTGCTAATTGATCTTTTTTCAGACCATTAAGTTTTTCGTAAACGGATTTTAACATTCCGTTCTTGGTCTTTGGAACAACCGCTTTAACAGCCTCTTCCACTTCTTCTTCGTCTTCTTCAGAATCGGACTCTTCTTCGTCTTCTTCTTCTTTTTTAACTGAAGCTTTAGTAGATTTACTTTCTTCTACTTCTTCTTCTTCGTCGTCTTCGTTTCCGTCTGAAGAATCTTCTTTAGCAGTGGCTTTCGCCTTTTCTGCTATTTCTTCTTCTGTCAGTTCTTCAGACTCTTTGGCCAATTTTTCTTCAGACATTTAAATCTCCTAATCTCTTTGTAATTAAAGTGTATTTGCTTTGTATAATATTTAGTAATTTTATAAACTAGACATAAACTGGTCAAAGGCTTTTAGTTGATATGCATCTAAATCCTTTTGACTAGTTATTTTCATTTCTTTTTCGATTCGGGCAATGTGGCGTTCATCTAGAATACCGTTATCCCATATCCATTCTTTACCTTCCATAATACCATTGACAAAAGCCGCTGGTGCAGAAGGATCGGCAACAATATCTGCAGCTGTTGCAAGATAAAAATCATCTTGTACATGACTACAATTGCTACCCATAGGCTTTAAGGAGCCCATTCCTCTGGATGAGACACCCAATCGGGCACCCTCATCGATAAGGTTCTTTACTATTTTACCATAAGGTGTATCCATAATCTTTGCTCGACCTACGAAATTGTCCCCATCTTCATCTAAACTTGTAATCATGTGGGAAACTCTTTCAAGATTGACAGTAGGTCCTTCTGGATGTCCTAATTCTCCAAACGCTCTGTTTTGGAGAATATAATTTTGTTCGTATCTTTTGGCTTCTTTTTGTAGTATTTCTTTAGGATATAACCGACCATTGCGATTCTTCACATTGGCTTGCATAAATACACCCTCAATGAAGTAATTCTTCCCTTTTGTAGATGCCTCGCATATAAATTCTACATCTTCTAATTGTTCGCATATAAGTCTCATTAATTTTCTCCTATCATGTGAAATTTCCTAGTACGTAATCAACACGGTGTCCTAATCTTGCATTTTCTTCATATGCGGGGTAATCATATCCTGGCGCTTGTTTCTTGCATTCCATTATAATTGTATATCCATCACCAGCAGACTCATTTACTGTAGTAAATTGAATATCCCCTAAAACACCAGAAGTATCACCTACTGCATCACTTCCAATTCCTGGCCATTCTGTTGCAGACATATTAATAATTCCATTACCACCCAAGAATGCAATACTTTTTTCGGTGGTTGATCCGTCCCATTCGATATTTACATTTAGGCCACTACACACCCATTGTATTTTAGTAACTAAAACGTTATAATCTAATTCTATTAAGGCTCCACTATTAGCAGCGGTTCGTGTATGTAATCCGGTTACACTACCAACAATCACATCACCATTTGAATAAGCCGTAGAAGCAGCAGTTGCTTTTGCATTTGTATAATCCCATCCAACAACTTCTACTGTGGATGCTCCTGCAGTAAATCCAGTAACAATAAAGAATTCTGATCCGTCTGCAACTGCACTATGAGCCGCGGCCGTTGAAATAACTTCTCCGATTTTAAATCCTTCAACTTCAGCTCCCGACAATGTGAGAGTATGTTTTGCCCAATTAAGGGTTGAAACATCTATCATCTTAACATTTGCAAGAGCAGAACCATCACTCACATTAGTAAATTTAAATATACATTTCTTTTCTGTGTCAACTAATTTTTGTGTTACTAATACATTAGCCATTTTCTATTTCCCCTGAACTTTCCGGCTCTTTCGAGTCTGTATTCGGTTTGGTTAAAAAAGTTTGCGCAAAATCTTTTTTCTTGTTTTGTAATGCTACCATCACTTTTTGTTGAAGTACATCTCCTATTGCAGATTTAACTCCTGAAGGATTACCTTCAAAAGCCATAGACACAACATCACTAACTGTAACTGCTTCAGCCATAATTTTATCCTTTATTATAGGTATTTATTATATTTATACTATTTATAAATTTTAACCACTTATTACTTTTAGATCAGGTCTATCTTTTGATGGATCATATTCTGCCCATTGATCTTCATTAGGCTTTATATCACCTGCGGCCTGCTCTTTTTCTATTTGATCTTGTATTGCATCAATTTCTTCTTGAGTCAATTTAAGAACTTTTTTGTTGATGTATTCTATAGAAAAGAATTTACCAACAACATCATCTCGATATCCCATATCACTAGTTAAAATACTCAATCGTTCTTTCATCATTTGAGCATCTTTTAATTCTGCAAAATGAGAATCCGTTTGCCATTCATATATTATAAAATCTTTTATCATCAACCAATCTTGAGAAGAAACAATCCCCTTAAGAAGTAGTTGTTTTTCAAGTAGATCATTAAATAACATATTGAATCTACCACGTAATCTTTCTACGAAACGAGTAAATTTAACTTCATCTCTTGAAATCTCTTCAGCTCGTCCTAGTATAAAGCCTGAATCTTGTTCTAACCGTGAAGGGGGAACATTAAGTGCTTTGTATAGTTTTGTTTTGAAGTAATCAACATCAGCCAATTCACCAAGATTCTCCCCTCCAGGCAACGTTGTAATTTCTGTACCTCTACCACCTTCTCTACGTGGAAGCCAGTAATCCTCTAACATACTCATGTGCTTACGTTCATCTTTAACTTCACCAGAATTGGAATCATATACCAATTTGTTCTTATATTTGTTCATGATATCACGTAAATACTGTTCTGCTTTGATCTTAGGTAGATTACCAACATCAATGTAGAAAATTCTACGTTCAGGAGCACGTGAGATACGGTAGATGACCACTGCATCTTCTAGCATTCGTAATTGATTAAGGGGTTTGATTGCTTTGTGGAGATGACTTAGGACTATTTTTCTGTCCGCATCTAATACACCAGAATGAACATAAGAAATAGAATCTTCTGAAATTGTTACTGCTTGACCACCAGATCTATCCGAAATTCCCTTTTCATTGAACAAATAAAACTCTTGGAATCCTGTAGTATCTAATTCTGGTCCTTCTGGTCCTTGAACAATTCTAGGTTGTCGAATCTTCTTTATTTTAAGGGGGTCTATTGAACGTAATTCAAGAATTCCTCTTTTTGGATTTTTCTCATCAATAATAATATGAAAATATAATCTACCATCAACATACCATTTTCTGAACAGTTCAAATCCAACTTTTCTAAAAGAAAGCAAACGAACTAGTTCTATGAACTCATTCTTTACACTCTCTTTAATATTATCTGATAGATTAGATTTTTCTAGATTAATACTGACAGGAGATTCTTCCCTACTTGCGACTATAGCATCATTAACAACATCATCTATCGCTTGATCACATTCAGGAAATGTTGCCATTTCTCTATATTTTCGGATCAAATCTTGTTCGTTTTTTGCGATACCTTCTAGATCTACATATGTTCCATATGCACCTCCTGCGGGACCGACTTCAAGTGCACCATCTTCTGGTTCGGGGAGTACGAAAGACTTCTTATTTTTTGCGTCTTTGTCTACTCTTCCTATAGAAAAACCAAATAATTCAACTGCCATACATTCTTCCTAATAGGTGAAATGGGAGTAGATTTCTCCACTCCCATATAAAATTGTTTCTTTCATTATGTATTAATTAAAAACCAGTATTACTTTGAGCAGATCTCCAATAACTGAATTCCCATGTTACATCATAGGTCTGGATATCATTAGTTTCCCAATCAACCGAAATTTCACCAATTGCGGAAGGCCATGCATCGATGAATTCATAAGATTTTGGTATAATTCCTCCAGCCTTTCCAAATGTTCTAACTTTTAAAGTGCCAGTATAACTCTGAATTTGAGTCATAGCTGCCGCTCTTACATTTGTCTTATGAGAATTAAGTTGTTCCATCCAACTTTCAATGTTGTTTCGAATTTCCATTCCCTCATCATTATAAACGGTTGTAGTCCATTGAACTGCAGCACGATTACTAGGAATGTTTATGCCTCTTCCCATATATGTAACAGTTGCTACATCAATTGTATCACCTGGTAAGGTTGTAGCTTTACATAAAAACTTAAAATCTTGAACTGCAGACGCATCTTCAGTTCCTTTAGAGGTTGTTAGTTCTGCCTCAAATAAACTGGCTAATGCTCCACCCGCTTTTAATTTTGAGGTAAAACTGTCTATTGAAAATGATGCCATTATTTCTCCTTTACGCTTCCGCGCCGATGACTAAAATTAAAGATGTGATGGGGAAGTCTCTTTTACAAGTACTGCCTTCGCATGCCATCGT